AGAGAACTGAAAAGATCCTTGACGCTACGGCACCGCTTGCATTGGAGAGATTTGCCGCCGCGATGGAGGCGATGCTGACACCACGAGGTGCCCGATGGCATAGACTTCAAGCAAATGACGACTCTTTAAATCGAAACCCCAGCGTTCGCCGTTGGTACGACCAAGCCGCAGATACCCTATTCCGGGAGCGCTACAGCCCAAGCGCAAACTATGCAAGCCAGCAGCACGAAGTTTATATGAGCCTGGGCGCATTCGGCACAGGTGTACTCAACGTCGAAGAGGGATTGGGCGGCGGCCTTTCTTACCGCGCTTTGCATCTTGGAGAATGTTTGATTGCCGAAAACCACCAAGGTCGCGTGGATACGCTGTTCCGTAATTTTGAAATGACGGCGCGGCAAGCGCGGCAACGGTGGCAGGATTCGCATCTTCCAGAAAGTTTGTTGCGTTCGGCGGAAATGGACCCAGACCGGCGTTTCACGTTCTTACATGCCGTTTATCCTCGAGAAGAACGTGATCCCAAGCGGCAGGACAAACTGCATATGCCTTTTGCGAGCGTAGTGCTGCTTCGTGAGCCGCAACACATTGTCTCGGAGGGAGGATTTGAGGAATTCCCATTCATGGTGAGCCGATACGTGACAGCTCCACGTGAGACATACGGCCGGTCGCCAGCGATGCTCGCCCTACCTGATATCAAGATGTTGAATGAAATGGAGAAGACGAATGCGCGGGCCGCTCACCGGCTAGTGGATCCTCCATTGCTGCTCCATGACGACAACCTTCTCAGCCGCTTTAGCCTGCGGCCCGGGGCACTAAAACTTGGCGGCGTTGATGGCCAGGGACGGCAGCTGGTTCACCCTCTCACGACCGGTTCTCAACCTCAGTTTAGCTTGCAAATGACCGAACAAAAGCGGGGTGTGATAAACGACGCCTTCCTGGTGACGCTGTTTCAGATACTGGTCGATGCACCAAGAATGACGGCAACGGAAGTTCTCCAACGTGCACAGGAAAAAGGGGCGCTTCTGGGGCCTGCTGTTGGACGCCAACAGTCGGAAGCGCTGGGTCCCATGATCGAGCGAGAGCTCGCAATACTTCAGCGCACCGGCAAACTTCCCCCACTGCCGCCTGCGCTGATCGAAGCGCAAGGCGAGTACCGCATTGAGTATGATGGCCCCTTGAGCAGGGCACAGCGGGCGGAAGAAGGAGTGGCAATTGCCAGAACCGCGGAGGCGTTGCTACCCATGGTGCAGTTTGCGCCAGATATCATGGACAACTTTGACGGCGATGAGATTAGCCGGGTTATTGCCGAGGCCAACGGTGTATCCGCAAAGGTCATTCGGTCTGTCGAATCGCGTGAATCGCTGCGCGCGCAGCGCAAGCAAGCCACAGAGCTACAAGAAGTGGTAACCGCGGCGCCAGGCACTGCGTCGGCTTTGGAGAAAATCTCTCGCCTTCAGGGAGGTTCAAATGCCTGATCTGTCGAATGTTCTGGCGCAATTGCTTTTCCGTAGGCGCAGATCCTATCGGGCACTGTTCTTGACGGAGGGCGGCAGCTACACCCGAAACGCTCGACAGGTGCTGGCGGACCTTCGTCGTTTTTGCAGAGCAACCGACACTCCCTTTGCGGCAAGCCAAGCGGAGACTCTTAGAAATGTGGGGCGATTGGAAGTTCTCAATCGGATCCTCAGCCATTGCGAAGCCAGCGAAGAGGATATCTACAGGATGGTTGAAACCATTGAAGGGCAGGAACATGACGGATAGCGCCAGAAACCCGGTAGACAATGGTGTAGATTCTTCTGACATTGAAGAGAGCCTTTTAGAGCGGTCTCCCGCCAGTGGCGATAACTGGCGAAACGGAGTTCCAGAGAACATCAGGGATGAACCATGTCTATCGCGGTTCAAGGATGTGGCTGCGCTAGCAAAATCCTATGTGGCCGCCCAAAAGCTCATTGGAGCTGAAAGGATTGCAGTCCCGAAAGGAGAAGACGAGGCTTCCTGGGAGCAACTTTACGACCGGTTAGGACGACCAGCTACGCCGGAGGAATACAAACTAAACGCCGAAACGACAGTTAAAATAGACCCCCACACAGAGATGTGGTTTCGGAACACCGCTCATCAGATCGGCCTTAGCGAAAAGCAAGCCGTACGTTTGAAGTCCGCTTGGGAAGAAATGGTTCAAGCACGTGGCCAAGAGCAGGCAATCAGCCAGGAAGAGGCCCAAAAACTACTCGACCACGAGATGCGTCAGGAATGGGGGAGCGTGTTTGAGCAAAAACATCGCGCTGCCATGAGAGCTGTTCACCGGTTCGCTGATGGAGAGGTTGTTAGTCACCTTGAGACCCTGATGGGATCTAAATCAGCGCTAAAGTTTTTCTCCGCTGTTGGCGAAGCCATCAGTGAGGATCGCGTTGAAGGTAGTGGCAAGCCGGGATTCAAGCCTGATCCCGCAGAGGCAAGGGCTCAATTGGACTCACTGCATCGTGACACCCAAGCAACGGAGGCGTTGCTGGACCGTGATCACCCGCGTCACACCGAATACCGGGACCTTCGCAGGAAGCTCTATCGCCATGCCTATCCGGAGGAGTGATCTTAATGGGAGAAATCTGCAGCTACGGTACAGGCGGAGGATGCCAAGGTCATAATCCTTGCCGTCAAAGCCGAGCTGTGAAAACGAGCAAACACAAAGCCATCGGCTATTTGATCAAAGTAAAACCGATACGGTTTCTAGCCGTTGGATAACCCTTTCACGAACTCTGTCGGAGAATTCCTGATCCACGGGAAACCGGCCTGACGGCGGGAAAGACCGCGGGCCTGATGGCTGCCCCTCAAAGCCTTAGGAGTGATCCAACCTGAACAAACGCGAAATAGCGCGCAGTGAACGCTCGTTCACTCGTTCCCATGCCATGTCTCCAGGTACCTGGGCAATCCTCCGATTCTAAGTATCAAAAAAGCAATTCGACGAGGTAGGAGAACAAGGACAGATGTCGAACCAAGTAAATAAATCCTTTGTGCAAGACTACAAGGATGCAGTCCAGTTTCTACTCCAGCAGAGGGGAAGTAAGCTTCGCAAAGCAGTGACGACCGATTCCTATCGGGGCAAGACCGGCCGCGTTGCCACGCAGCTTGGTCAGGTGAGCGCCCAGCTTAGGACCCAGCGTCATGGCAACACACCTTTGGTGGAAACGCCGCATGAATCGCGGTGGGTTTTCCCAAAGGATTATGAATGGGCCGATCTGATCGACGATCAGGATAAGTTAAAAACGATTGGTGACTTTCAGTCTGCCTACGCCATCAACGGTGCAATGGCGCTTGGGCGTGCTATGGATGATGAAATCATCAGCGCATTCTTCGCGACGTCAAAAACCGGCGAAGACGGTGATGTGGACGTGACTTTTCCTTCGTCGCAGGCCCTTGACGTGAAGATCGGTGCAGCCAGCGCAACAGGCATGAATGTGGCCAAGCTACGAGCCGCAAGGCGGCTGCTAATGGCGAATGAGGTTGATGTCGAGAATGAAAAACTGTACCTGGCAATGACGGCCCAACAGCATGATGAACTACTGAATGAAGTTCAGGTAGCTTCGACGGATTTCAATAGCAAGCCAGTGTTGGTCGCTTTCATTTCATTCATACCGAACGTCTTCCAGTTAATGCCAGCGGCCATCGCCGCTGCGCCGCGTGGTCGCGCACAGGTATGCATCTTGGTGTCTGGAACGATATCGAGACTCGGATCACCGAGCGCGACGATAAATCCTATGCCACACAGGTTTATGCCAAAGGTAGTTTTGGCGCGACCCGGCTGGAAGAAGGCCGTGTGGTTGAGGTTCCCTGTCTCTGATTCAAACGGACGGGAAAAGACTTGATGCACTGAAAGGAGCGCCCAGGTGGCGCTCCTTTTTTCATTAGATGTGATTCTAGAAAGGCTCTGAACATGGCTCTCCTAACCTACCGTATCTTCGAGGGAGCACCTCACTTCAGTATAATTGTTCAGGATTTTGATGCCGGGGATTTTGATCTCAAGCTACAGCTTGATTCAGAGGTCCTTACGCGTGAAGCCGTTTTCCTGATGCTCGAGAATTTCAAGAAGCTCTTGCTCGAACAACCCTGGCCACCCATCCCCGAGACCGAACAATCGGTTTGACGCCAAAAATACGGCGCCCTTAGTCCAGGAAAGGCGGAACGATGACCTCACCGGTGGAAATCTGCAATCGGGCCCTCACTAAGCTTGGAGATCGCCCAATCCTCACCCTGTCTGATGACAACGAGCGCGCCCGTGCCTGCGCGCGCCTTTATGAAGTGTCCAGAGATGCGGTCTTGCGGGATCATCCGTGGAACTTCGCAGTGCAACGCGCAGAACTGGCTGCACTGGAGGAGAAGCCAGTCTGGGGCTTTAAATCCCAATTCGAACTACCCACCGATTGCCTCCGGGTGCTTTGGGTCGATGGCAACTATCCGTGGCGAATCGAAGGGCGTCGCGTTCTTAGCAATTTTGAGGGGGCATTGCGCATCAGTTACGTCCGACGCGTGGAGGATCCGAATGTATTCGATAGCCTCTTTCAAGAAGCACTAGCCGCTCGCTTGGCTCTGGAACTTGCAGAAGCACTGACGCAATCAAACAGCAAACGGCAAGCGGCGGGTGAGGGGTACCAATTGGCGCTCATCAGGGCCCGAAGTATCGATGCACAGGAAAATCCAGCGGAAGAAGCCGAGTGCGATCCCTGGATACGCGCGAGGTTCTGATATGCCAAAAGCATCTTTTGCCTTCACCAATTTCACCGCCGGCGAATGGGGTCCGCAGCTTGACGGGCGAGCAGACCTTGCCAAGTACCGCAATGCGGTGCGATTGATGGAAAACTTTATTATTAGGCCGCAAGGCCCCGCAACGCATCGTCCTGGTACGCGCTTTGTCGGTTTAACGAAGGCGAATCAAGTAGCGCGGCTCATTCCCTTCCGATTTGCGGCCGATGAATCCTTGATGCTCGAACTCAGTGCGACGGCGCTCCGGTTTTACTGCAACAATCCGGCGTTGTGTCCCCTGCCAGTTGATCCAGACAACCCTTACGCAAGAATAGACCTGCCGGCTGCCGCCGCAACATTGTCCAACGGTGATTTTGCTTCCGGACTGGATGGTTGGGAGGTTGTGCTGGAGGAGGGCGCCGTTGCCGAGGCTATACCTGGTGGTGGCTTGAGGTTGCTCGGCGGGAAAACCAGTGACGGGGATCTGACTGTTGGAGCCGTCTCTCAAACGGTCGAATCAAAGGATCCCTCGGGATTACATCTGCTTGATGTGGCGTTAGAAGGTGGTCCGGAATCACGCCTTGCACTTCAAGTCATGAATGCG